CTACTAACTAAATACTCTATAGGAGCAAAGCTTGGCTCTGGTATATTGGTTGTCGGTTGGTCTTGAATTGTAACTGCCATCTATTTATATATACAAAAGTACCGTTTAAAATTTAACGTAAAAAAAGCCCTCATTTCTGAGGGCTGCTATGTACTAACACCGTGAGGCTTTTATTTTTATTTTAAGTCTATTAAAAGTGTTTCAGTTCTTCCGCAAACTTTGTAATGCTTTACTATCTTTTTAAAAACAGATACACATTTTATCGGTTCGTAATATCCAAGTTCTATTGCTTTTGAATATTGCGCTAAAGTTAATTTGTGATTTTTCATTTCTTTTGGTTGTTTAATTGTGTTTGTCATTTTGTTATTGTGTTAAAAACCCCTCACCATATGATGAAGGGTTTGTGTTGTTTATTTTATAGTAAAGTTATTGTCATTTAAAAAACTATTTTTTAAATAGTAGTTTAATTCTTTTAAATTATTAAACCATACGGAATCAAGTGTGGAACCATTGCATATCATTAATATAGAATTATTTAAAAATTCAAAGTTAATGCTCCATTCCATTTTTATTTTATCATTATAAATAATAAAATCTTGATTAGTGTTTGATTTTTTTAAGTTGCTAATAATGTTTGTAATTGTGTTGTTCATTTTTGTTATTGCTTTTATATTATGTACACAAAATTAATACAAAATATTAGAATACAAAACTTTTTTTTATTTTTTTTTAATCTACCTTAATTGTTTCTAAAACATAGGCACTATACTGCTGAATTAACGAGGCTTCAAGCTCAAGTAACTTTTTATCATTTATGACTTTGCTATAAAATTCTGTTTTCTTTAAACCCCTCTCCCAAATACTGTAAGCTATCGCAAAGGCTATACCGTTAAGTATGTCTTCCTTATCTCTCTTTCTACCAGCTCTTGTATTCTTTGGTCGCTGCTTTCTTTTTATTGGTTGGTTTTTAGGTCTATTTTTTCTATTGATTTGTTTAGGTTGAGTAATATCTCTGTTCTGCATAAACTTTCTTATCGCTGATATAGGAGGCATTAATTTATCGTATTTAAATCTACTGATATTTTTGTTATACCTTGCTCCACTTACCCCTTCATCTAAAAATAGGTAATAATCTGGCATAGTTATAGTGACCTTAAATCCAGAGGCAGTTAGGCTTACTGGCTTAGCGTTGTCCTTTCCGATGGCTTGTCTTGTATTGCCACTTGACCCAGCGTAAGCTATTGTCAATTCTTTAACTAAGTCATCAACTACCGTTTGCCAGTACGTCAATAAGTTGCCATATAATTTATTTAAAGCTGCGTTCATATTCTTGTTTCTCTACCATATATGCCCACCAATTTAGAAACTCAATAGCTCCCAATTCAGTAGTTTCATTTATACTTATATTATGTAAATTTGCCATTGATTCTATTACGCTAAAGAGTCCCCATCTTTGTCCAAAATCCGATTCGTTATCTTTATCGTGTCCGACATCCACTTGTCTAAAGAGTCCTCTGAATCGTCCAAGTAATCGTTCCAGAGATTCCAAAAAAAAACAAAGACATTCCAAACATCTTTTAAATTAACACCTTTAAATAGCTCAGCTCTTTCTATTAGGGTTAAATTATCCTCTCCATACTTTTTACCCTTTGGTCTGCTCATAGCTGCGAGAATTAAGTGCATAGCCTTAACTGCTTGACCAGCATTACTACTCCTAACATTAATAATATCTAAAAGCTGACCACTTGTTAACTTGTCTGGTCTATGCTCAATGTAGTATTTATTATCGCCTAATGTAATCTTATTATTTATTTTTAATTTTTCTAAGAGTTTAACATTAAAATCGGCTACTATATCCACCAGCTTTTTAAACTCAGACATCTGTATCTTAGAAGCCTCCTCGTAGGTTATATCCTTTAGGGCTGCTACTGCATAGATGTTCTGCTCAACGATTGACAAAGATTCGTCAATGTCGCATATTTCTTGATATTGTTTTATCGTTATTTTATATAATTCTGTATTGTCCATATCCTTTCTTACTAAATTTATGCATTATTATATATCTAAGAGCATCAATAGCGTGGTTATAATCGTCAATTGGCACATTTAAGCTATCTCCGTTTTTATTTACCTTCCATTTATACTGCTCTAATTCTTTTATTAAATTCTTACTCGACGAATGTACGTTAATTGCGTAACCTTTCAAAAGATTAATTCCAAACATAACCGAGTCTGCTCCCTTTTTTACTCCATCTATTGTCCATCTTAATCGCCTTAACTCTTCTATACTTTTAGGCTCTGACGAGTCAGCTACTATCAAAGCGTTTTTGCCTACTCCTAAAGCCTCCATTCTATTGCTTATATCTTGGTTAGTTAATCCAGTTTCGTATATCAACTCCTTAACGTACAATTCTCCATCTTGCATCCTAACCTCTATTAATGTCGATGGGTCATTGGTAAACCCAAAATCTATTCCATACCCTATTAAATTCTTATCCTCAAAGCTCTCATTTAATACATACCATTTTTTGAATACTAAGCCCTCTATTCGCCCAGTAATTCCTCTGGCATATACTTTCCACAAGTCTAAATCTTTATTTTTTAGAGCTTCTATTTTCTCTCTAATCTTATCGCTTAAAAAAGGGTTATGTCTGTGGTCTGAGATTATCAGCTCAGCACTTGGCAAGGGTATGACTTTCTCGTGTACCCAAAAGCTTGTATCTGGGTTATAATCTATATAGACTTGCTTTCTTGTTCTGAGGCTTAATTGCTCAAATATATTGTAGGGTATACCATTAGCCTCGTTTACAAACAAATAGTCCCTCTTACCACTCTTAGCGTCTTGGTCATTATCATAGCTATTAAACTCCATTATAGAGCCGTTTAGGAAACTAAAGACCCTATCTGACCTATTATAAAATGTTACTTGTTGTTTTATCGCCTCATCTCCGTTATGGATGTCTATTGCATCTCTTAACGCACCCACCTTTAAATTAGGTATATCTTGACCTACAATAGTAATAATACAAGTTTCTGAAATCGCCTTAGCAAACAATACTTGCAAAATAGCATAGGTCTTACCAGAGGACGTACCTCCTTGATTAACTACTATGTCGGCAGCAGATAAATAATTTTGACGATATAGGGCAGAGGTGCTAATCAACTATATCTTTCTCATTAGAGGCTAAAGGTATGCCAGTATCTATTATGTTAATATCAAGGCTCTTGTAGGTGGTCTCTTGCTGCACCTCTGTACGCTCTATATACCCTCGCTTCTTGCCTTTTGTCTTTAGGTAAAATATAGTTCCAGTAGTATTACCATCCTTAATCTGCTTGTGCAGTTGGCTCTCGGCAAAATCTAAAGCTATATCCTCTATGTCCTCTACTGCTTCTTTATATATATCGTCTTGCTTTAGCCAAGTGTAATGAGTATTCCTACTTATTCCTACTGACTTACAAGCAGAGGTAACTATCCCTAAAGACTTTTCCAAAGCTTCTATCATTGCAGCCTTTTGTATGTCATTTTTTGTACTCATATTTTATTTTTTAGGGCTTATATTTTCAGCCTTTTTGCTGCTATTTCTCTCTTTTTTAATTTTCGTAGGGTCTTGATTTTCTGCTCTTCTATTTGCTCTGACAGAAGCTACATTTTTAAGCCTTTCTAATTCCATTTTAAAAGGATAGCAATGCTTCATATTTTCTAAAGTATAGTAAACGATTGACGCTCTGTATGGGTTTTCTTTTGTTTTAATTATTGGCATTACTCCGTGAATTTCGCTTTGTCCGTCAAATATAGCTAAGTAGCTATCCTCTTGAGCAAGAGCAAATCCATATTCAGGGAAAACAAGCTGACCTCCTTCTATTCCATCTCTTAAAATTAGAACATTTGACAAATTGCCTTTAAAATTGCCAGTGTCTCTGTGATATTTTATAGCGTGATTTACATTTATGTTTGCTGTTGTAAATGGAGCTTTTTTTTGCAAAATATAGTCGTCAATAACATTTTCGTTTATTATTTCAATATCTCTATCATATTGCTTAGGCAAATACTTTTTATAAATTTCTGTAAGATGCGGCAAAAAGGAAAATAGTATGCTTGTGTTTGATTTTTCGCTTTTTGTTTGAGATGAAAATCTGCAATAGTCATTTCTTCTCGCTATTCTTGGTAAGCTTCCGAATATGCTTGACTGAGTCTGTATTCCTCGCGTTCTACTACCTTTTATATATTTTGTATTTAAGCTTGCGGCTCTAATTAGATTAGACTGCTCTTTTCTAATTTTAATATAAAGCCCTACATTTGCTCCATTTTTTGTAAATAAAGTATCTTGATTTATAATTAAAGAATAGTCTTCTTTTTTTGGAGTTTGCTTTAATAAGCTATCCGCGCATTTTATTTTATTTAGCTCAAATGTGTTCATTTTCCATTAATTTTAAAATTGCGTCGCTATGGCTTTGTAAATCGTATTTGCTTTGAATAGAGTTAAGCCAATTTACTACTCTTTCAAAAGTTTGATTATCATAAACAAAAAACATTCTTTTTAATTCAGAATTTAAAAATTTGTCAAGCTCTAATTCAGGGTCTGCGCCAGCGTATTCGCCTTCGTTCGATAAATCATCAATTTGCCAAACATCAAGACCCCAATCATTAAGCTGCTGACTATCCCAGTCATTAGCGAGTAAGTCCCAGTCCCAATCTCCGAAGCCTACATTATCCTTAATTATAAACTCGGCTTTCTGCTTCTCTGTTAGGGCTTTTGCTTTTATTGCCTCTACTTCGTCTATTCCAAGCTCTGTTAGCGCTTTTAATCGCATATTACCACCCAATACTACCATATCATCATCTACAACTACTGGGCGAAGTTTTAACATCTCTGGAAAGTCTTGTATTGACTTCTTTAATTTCTCAAATTTTTCATCTCTAATATATCTTGGGTTATTAGGATTTGGCTTTAGGTCTTTTACTTTTACTATCATTTTAAAAATTTATCATATAATTTAACAACGTGCTTGTAGATACACTTTCCACAACTTACATCTGGTCTATAATTAAAGTTCTTTTGGCATAGCTCAATAAACTCATTAAAGAATTTAGGGTCTAATTGTCCCCCTTTCATATTATAAATGGCTCTTATTCTTGCTTCTAATTCTTTTGTCATAAAGCTTGTAAACGTTTTTCGTTTTCCTTTGCTATATCATACTTTAAAGTAATGTCCTCTTTTAGCTTTAAACCTAAATCTACTTGCATTTGATGGTTGCCTTTTATCTTCTGTATTGCAGACACCCATTCATTATTATATACTTTTAGACTATTTTTATTTGTTGAGAGCAAATTATAAGGCTCTACTGCCGATACCATTACTGGTTTTGCAAAGTGTCCAGCCTCAATCATTTTTAGTTCAGATTTGCAGCTATTAAAGGTATTATCAGCCAAAGGAATTACACATATACCACAATGTTTATAATCCTCTGCATAGTCTTGAATATTGCTTATCTGTTGTTTTATCGCTAACATTCTTTTAGGCAGCCTTGGGGCTTTTACTAATAGCTTTTCATCATCAAAGGCATTGCCTAATAACTTTAAATCTTTTATGTGTGTACTTCCACCAGAATAAAAGAACGTATCAAAGTTAATACTCAAATCATCGTATGCATATTGCTTCTCCGTTGGGTCAATAGCGTTCTTTATTATCTCAATATTTTTGTTGTATGGTCTTATCTTATCTGCCAGTATTGAGGTAGTTGTCCATATCTGGTCAGCTAATTTCAAGTTTGTTACTATACACTTATCTAAATGGCTTTTCTTATAATATACCCTCATTGGATGGCTCTGAGGCAATACCCAGTAATCATCTATATCGCAAATAACTTTAATTCCTTTTGCTCTGAGTTTTAAATACGTTTCCTCTGGCTGCATAAGCCCAGATATATTCCTATTGTAAACAACGTGTGTTACTCCCTCAAGGTTATTAAAAAACTCATCATCCTTGTTGAGCAAAACAACTACCTCTATACCATAATCTCTGTGCATCTTAGCAAATGGCATTAATAGTCTGTGGTAACTTACTCCGTTTATACCCCTAATTATTACGGCAATCTTTATTTTATTTTCGTACATTATCTTAAATTCTTTTTTCGCTCTTGCATAGTCATCCCTTAAAGTTCTGTAGCCTATAGATGCTCCCTTATGTATTTGCGTTAGATTTTCTCCGTTGCTGATTGCTCGGAGTATGTTTGCATAGTAGTGATTCATTTTATCCAGAACCTCCTCAACTTCTGGATATTCTGTTGTTTCATCGTCAAAATAAATGTCCCTTTCTTTAGACATTTTTAGCCATTGGTTTCTCATAACCATCGCAAAGAAACCCTTTAGGTTAGCTATATCATCTTTGTATAGACATATTTCAAAAGCAATAGAGATTAACTCCTCAGCATCCGATTTGTTTTTCGTCAGCTTTAAAGCATAATCCCTAATGCTCTTGTCAAAATATATCTCCTCTAATTTCAAAAGGGTAAGGCTTCGGAATTAAATTCCTCAACTACTTCTTTTTTAGCGTCTGGCTTCCAAGTATCAAGCTCAACATATGGCTTTCCACTCTTTCCTACATTAACTTTCAAATTTACCCAGCCTTTTTCTGCGTTCTTTTGAATAAAGGCTATTGCCTCATCTGCTTTTAGGCTTAAGGTACCTACTACCCATTCTGGTGAATTTGGATTCATTTTGAACATAAATCCATCTGCGAATACTTTTTCTGTTTTTTTCATAATTTATTTATTTTCGTTAATTATCATTGACAAAAGTACGGCATAGTTTGCTAAATCTAAAACACTATCCTCTATACTTTCATTATTAGGCTCTTTTTCTGAGTTAATCAATACTCCCAATCTTGCTACTTTGGTAGCTATTAGGTTTAAGCAATTTGTTCTGGCATCTCCTCCAGCAATAGCGCCAGCTAATTTAAAGTTTGATAGCCTATCTGTATTTGCGTAGTCATCTCCCTTGCTAAACAATGTCTTTCTCATCTCTTCGGTTATATACCCAAAGTGTGCCATCTGTTCTTTTTTTGTCATATTTCTTTATTT